TGTAGGAAACACATCAATTAGTCGAGTTGGTGATTCCATTTTGTTACAAAGTTTAACAATTAATACTGGTTTTCATGTTTTAGCTACCATTCTTAATGCCAAAGTTAGATATATTGTTGGTTGGACACGTAATCAAACTGCCAATACCACTGTTGCTGATAATGTTCTTACTAACAACGATCTTTTTTATGCAACTTCTGGTGCTATGCCTTCAGTCAATCGTATTATTAATCCTGCTATTTTCACTGCTATTTACGATGAAGTAGTTGATATCAATTCCAACACATCTTCTGGTTTGGATGTCCGATCTTCTTATGTAAACATCAAATTAGGAATGAAGAAATTTGATTATGCTGCTGCTGGAGGATCTCTTGGAAAAGTCCGAAATCTAGTTTGTATTTGTACTGCATGGGTTCCTGGAGCTACTTATGGAGTTGCAATGGGAAAATGGAATAGTGTTGTTTGCCTTAAATTCAAAGATCCATAGTTAATATATTAATTATAATGAGCTCTGTTTAATCTTCTTGTCCAAATAACTAATTGAGCATTAAGTCCATTTAATGTCTCTTCATCCCAACCACCAACAATAGGATGTTCTAAGAAGAAGTTAATTCTTTTTAAATTCTTTCTACATTTGTTTCGAGCTCTAGCATTGGCAACTTCATCATGGTGCCATTCTGTTGGTTGAAATTGATTTTCTCTAGGTGACCAGTCAATGAAAGGGTTGTTTGCCATATCCAAAAATTCATGTTCACTGAGACCACCAAATCCAATCATTTTATGTTCAAAAAGGAGCGGGGATAGCTCTCTTTATATAGTAATTGGACCCTCGTTTCAAGTCATGCGGTGGTACAAGCCGTTTAGTACCCCCCCTCTAATAAAAAAATAATAAAAAAATTAGTTTAACCACCATTTTAACCACTTAGGGTTAGGGTTAGCCGGTTAGGGGTTAGGGAGGTTAGAGCTTAGGGTTAGGGTTAGCCGGTTAGGGAGGGTGATTTAGGGTTAGTTACGAAGTTTCAACCTCTCCTCGGCTTCGCCTGAAAATTATCGGGTCACATTAATTCATTCCACGTGTTTGAGACTAAGCACAGAAGGTCCAGTATATTATTACCTGGACCTTCTGTGCCTGTGCCTCGCCGCAAATATTTGATAAATGTCTAGAAATAGAAATTTTTGTTTTACGTGGAATAATTATGACGATGAATCAAAAGTTTATTTGTCAAATCTTGCTTGCAAATATGTGGCATATTGTGAAGAGGTAGCTCCTACAACAGGCACTAAACACTTACAGGGTTATGTTTGTTTTAATAACCCTAAAACTTTATCTCAGGCTCGTTTATTACTAACTGGCTGTCATGTTGAGACTATGCTTGGAACTCTTTCTCAGAATGAAAGTTATTGCTCCAAATCAGGCTCTTTGATAGAACATGGAACACCTCCAGTTAGTAATGATAATAAGGGTAGAGCTGAAAAATTGCGATGGCAGAATGCTCGTTCTTTAGCTAAAGAAGGAAAACTTGATGAAATCGATGCCGACATCTTTATTCGATGCTACTCTACCCTTAAAAGAATTAAATCCGACTACGCTACAAAACCTGAACCTATTGACCCCGTTTGTATATGGATCTATGGAACTACCGGAACTGGGAAGAGTTTCGCTGTCGAAACTAGATTTCCTAACTGTTATAAGAAATGTATGGATGATCTCAAATGGTTTGATGGATACTCAGGAGAGGATGCTGTATATCTCGAAGATATTGACAAGTATCAAGTTAAATGGGGCGGAGTCCTTAAACGACTTGCTGATCGATGGCCTATGCAAGCTTCTATTAAAGGGTCAATGGCTTACATTCGTCCCAAGTACGTATTGGTTACATCCAACTATCGAATCGACGAAATCTGGACGGATCCTCAAACTGTTGAACCGTTACAACGTAGATTTATTGAAATTGAGAAATTAGATCGAGAGCAAATAATTGATTTTGACCAATAAAATGACAGATATTGTAATGATACCGGTTTTGTCATCTCCGCAAAGCGTTAGAATTAGTAATGTAACCTCTAGTGGAATGACGCAAATGGATTTTCCTTCAAGTCCTTTGAAACGAGGTAGTTCTGAAGCTACTCAATATCGGAGAGATCGATCTTTTACTATGGCGGATACTGATGAAGAAACTTTTAATTATAATTATAATAGTTATTTCAAATTATATATTAAACGACCTAGTTTTATATTCTTTACTAAATAAAAATGGCTAAATATGCAAAGAAACGATCTTCCAAGAGAGCCAAGTCAACCAAGACTGCTCGAGCTGTTGTCAAGGCTACAAAGTATCTCATGCTCAAGTCTGTTGAAACTAAGTATATTACTTACGGTATCGATCATAGTGTGGAAGGTAACGACATTGTATCCTTCTCTCCAACTCAACAAGTTCCTGTAGGAAACACATCAATTAGTCGAGTTGGTGATTCCATTTTGTTACAAAGTTTAACAATTAATACTGGTTTTCATGTTTTAGCTACCATTCTTAATGCCAAAGTTAGATATATTGTTGGT